TCAACGGAGTAACTCCCGCAAGGCTATACGTGTACGTACCCGCAGTAATAGAAATAGTTGCTACAGATGGAATAACCCCGGCAGCTTCCGCAATTTCGTTTTGTGCGTCGTTAATCCAACGAACAATGTCGTCGTTGGTTAGTTGCACACCAGATTCGTCACCGAAAGCACGTTTTACGTAGTCGTAAATTTGACCAACAGTTTTAGTGGGGTTACTGTAGTTCATCGCTCAAACTTCTTTCCGTTGTGGGACATTGTGTGCTTCTTGTCGCGCCCACCGGAAGCCAAAAATTCGATATGTTCGATTCTATCTTCTATTTCGTCTTCTTGCTTTTTTGCTTCCATTAATTTTTTGGCGTTTTCTTCAGATTCGATGCGGCGCAAAACGTTTTCGGTGCCGTGTCGTACTGTGTCGCCATCAAACAACCAAGCAATAATTTTGTGTGGCTGTTTCATGTCTTCAGGCGACAGGAAACGCACGATATATTCTGGCATATTGTCCGGCTTATCGAGGATAGCCCAAGGCTTTTTCTTTTCCTCTGGGTCGGTACGGTTCTTTTCAGGGATGTAAACCAGCGAATATGTGGGCTTCAGGTCCTGCAAAATCTGGGCCATGTGCACATGGTCTTCGCTGATGAACTCTCCAAGATCAGAGTTCCATACTTGTGGGGATTGTCCTAGTGTAATAGTCATGGGGCTAGTTTAGCTTATTCGCCAGCTAAAGTACCCCAAGTCACCCCATCAGCGGGGATACCGGCATCACCGTTAACCCAAGTGCTGGAACTAGATTCGTACACAAGTGCTTGACCGTTGGTAGGAGTAGTAATGTCTGCCGACAGAATCTCCTTACCTGCGTTGTCAGAATAAAAGCGGTGCTCATAGTCTGCAAGGCTGAGGCCTTCAGGAAGTTCTGAGGCTGCTTGGTAAAAAACAAGTTTGTTTTCCATTATTTCTCCTAAAAATAAAGAACGCCCTGACCCCATTATAGGGCCAGGACGTTCTTTATGCGAAGCTTTAGGCTTCGGTGATGTCCGAGATCAGACCGTGGCTGTTACGACGGTCAGTACCAAGCTCGTGGTACTCAACCATGCGAGCGTAGTATGCGTCGTAATCACCACTGGCGTCACGAACTTGCTTCCACATCGAACCATCTTTGTCGATGAAGTGCCAGTCTTCGTCACGGTAATAAGTGAGCGCATCTTCGTTCACAAACCACTGCTTACCAATCGGTGCGTCGGGGTCAGCTACGACAGGGATTTCTCCACGGTCAGTAGTGAACGCGAGGCCAGAGAACCCACCAGTGAATTCCTGCGTGTTAACCGTCTGACGCAACTGCGAAAGAAGGTTGAAGTACGCACGGCGAACACCGAGCGACTGCAGGATAAGGGAGGTCGAACCACCCTTAACACGGATGTCATCTGCCATCTTAATCATCAGGCTCTCCGACAAAGCGCGTGCGGTTCCACCGTTAGCGTTAACGGAAGCTTTCCACTCAGGCTCAGTCGAGGGGTCGATGTTGTAGAGGGTACCGGAGTCGCTAATGATAGCGGCAAGACCAGTAAGCTCACGGTTACCACCAGCAGCCACACCAGAGCCCTTGCGGACAATGATGTCAGCAGAGGCGGTAGCGGTACCGGGAGTAGTCGTGAAGGTAACAGTGTTGGCACCAGCGGTGAGGTCTACAGAGGACACAATCAACCCTGTGTTGTCAACGGTGTTACCCGTCTGAGTGTCGACGACCATACCAATCTGGAACAGACGTGCATCAGCGACAGGAACGACAGCACCAGTGTTAGCACCAGTAGCAACGCCAATAGCACCGTTACCGGTACCGTAAATCTGGCGGTTCATGTCCTTCTTCAGGTCGTTCTTCAGACCCTCAACCTCGTTGTCCAAAGCCTTAGCAAAAGCTTTAGCATCGGTGTCAGAGAGGCTGATAGCCTGCCCGGTCAACTGAACTCCACCATAGGCGTATTTCAGTCCAACACGAGCTGCAGCGTGTCCTTGCTGACCGGGGGTCGGCAAAGCCTCGGACTCGAAACGAGATCCGATACCGCTGTTACGGCGTGTGTGAATGGGGAAAGTAACATACTTTCCACCAACTTCGTTGGTGACACCAGAACCACTGCGAGTAATACGCTTCAGAGCGACAATTTCGTCGCTCAGCTGCTCGCGGATACGTCCCTGGTACACCTCCTTGAGATATGACTCAATAGTTGCAAGGGTTGCAGCCATTTTATTTCCTTTCTGTAAGAAAGGAGATTAAACCTTTAGTTACCGGCCTTGTTCAAGTGAAGAAGCAATAAGACTTTGCACATCGTTTCTTGACAACTTTCCGAGCGGTTTAGCCTGTTGTCCACCAGGCATACCCCCCGAAGTGGGCAGCAATTTTGGGGCCGAATCTCCTGGTCGCGGTACTGCGCGAATTCGGTTTACTGTTTTATCGACATACTCATTAGCAACTTCTGACAGTTTTCCTGCCTTACCGCTACTTTGAAGTTGAAACGCCGCCCGCATCAAAACTTCCCGCACATCGTCCTCCGAAAAGTCCGGGTGTGCTTGCTTAAGTGCGCCGATTTCCTGTTCGAGTACGGAATCTGCTTCCTGCTGAACCCTTACCTGCTCCTGTTGGGCAAGAAACTGCTGCATTTGCTGCTGCTGTTGCTCCAACTGTGCCAAGCGAGGATCTTCAGGGGCTTCTCCGTGCTCATCTGTAGCTTCTTCATCTACCGCATCCTGCATTTCTTTAGCAGTTTCCGGTAGTCGACCATTTTGCTTTAGGAATTCACCTAGAGCGTTGTAGATAACTTCAGGTTCTGTGTCGAGTCTCTGAGCAATTGCAGAATAGTTCTGTAACTGTTCAGGTGATCCCAACCCAGAATATTCCTTAAGCTGTTGATTTAACGAAGAAATACGAGATTCCGCATTCTTGTCAAAATTCTTAAGGTCATCCTGAATGCTATGGAAGCTAACAGGGTCGAGTTTTGTACGCAAAGACTCCCAAGCGGGATTGCCTCCTGAAGAATCAACTTCGGGAGATGCCTCCGCTGTTTCTACTGGCCCTGAAGAATCCGACACTTCCGGTTCTGTGTCAATCTCTGTACCTGTAGGTTCGTCCATTTTGTACTCCTTATCGCCGTACCTCCCAGTGAGGCCCTAGCATTGTGGATTTAGTTTACTATATTTAGTTGTTATTTACACACGTTCTAAGAAAGAGCGTGAATTGCATACGTCAAATCGTTGTAAGTCATTTTAAGGACTTCAGCGTTTGTGTACGTGGTTGCGTCGATAGCCTGTAGCTCAGTCTTAAGTTGAGCTATCGTCTTACGACCATAGTTTCTTGTAGGACGGTACTCCATTTGAGGTACCGTGCTGGCAATAACATCAAAATCTGCCATAATTATACTCCTTGCGGTTGTTCAGGGGCCATATCGGGTACAGCCCCATTAGGTGCCATCATAGCACCTGCACCCATCTCAGGACCACCAATAGGCACTTCCATGTTATCCCCGCCAAGAGGTGGCCCACCCTCTTCCGTCCCATCACCAGGAATTGTTTGCAAGAACTGTTGTAACTGTTTCTGCTGCACAATCTGCTCGTGCATAGCCACGTGGTCTGCAAACTGCTGTTTAAGTTCGTCAGGCAAAATTTCGTACTCTTGTGACATACGGAACTTGTTATGCGTTTCAATATGGACTTCGTGGACATCAAAATCATCGACAGGGACGATCAGCGGTGTCGGCATGTTCTGCAACTCTTGCATGATCGTAGGATCAGCCATAGCCTCCGGCGGAATCTGAGTCATCAATTCTTCCATAGCCTGCTGGCGAGCCATTTCCAAAACATCTTCTGTAAGCATTTTCATTTTAATGTTTTCTCGTTGCGCTTTACGTTCAGCCACATTGAGAGTGTCCATAATTTTCTGTACCCCGCCAATTTCCAACATGCGAGCAGCCGCTGGCTGGTCAATGATGCCGACAGCAAACATATCCATCACACGAGCTTCTTGAGCGGCTTTAGACTTTGCAAAGCTAGAACCAGGCTCAATACGAATATCCGTACCCGAAGCAATATCGGCACCCTGCAACAACATTGTGTCGAAAGCACCATCAGCACCAATCGTGCGAATCTTCCGAGGAATGTCAACATACTGCACAAACAACTCAATAGTTTGTATAGCAATCTTTTCCACACCAGCCTCAATACTCTGGAACTGTGGTGTCAGATACTGGTTAGACGCTTCCTGCAAATAAGAAATAGCGGTACCGGAAGTAACACCCGGAGGTGTGTCACCACGCGACACTTCCCTTTCACCAGAAATATCAATCCAGTCATTCAAAATACGATCCTGCTGCTCCAAATAATATTGAGGCAGCGGCGACAAAGGCAACGGCTGAGGCGGTGGCATGCCAGGCTTGTACTGAATCACCAAACCAGGCTCATTCGTCAACTTAGATGGAACAATAGAACCCATTGGTGCGATCAGCTGAGGCTTAGCCATGCGACGTCCGGCTTCAGAAATTTCGGATCGCAACCCGTTGTATTCTTTCTGCAACTGTGACAAGTCGACAATGGGGCTATCTGCGTAGAACGTGGCTGTGGGGATGTGCTCAAACTTTGTAAACGGATACATGTTGTGCCCGTAAGGAAAACCGTCTTTGTACACGCTGATCAGAATGTCGTCGACAGTAACGATGACGCCACCTTCGGGCATAAGTTTGTGTGCTCCGGGCTTAATCCACGTTTCGTACACAATCACACTGTCAGGTGCTTTGTTGTGCCCCAAGTTCAAATAGGCTTCATCCAAAATTTGGTTGGCACTGGAAACGCTGGGAGACAACTTAATATCACCCAATTCTTTGGCGAAATAGTATTGTGCCCATTCGACAGTCTTTGTGTAAGCGTTAATAACAAAAGGTTGGTCTTCAATGTCTTGTTCGCGGATGTCGGGAACAAAAAGATGGAAGGGTGTGACGTGCCCGAACTTGATGTCCCCCATTTCACCAGAAACTTTGTCTTTACAGTAAGGGTCCCAATGTGTTTTTAGGAATCCGTTGCCGGTAACAATGGTCCACCACGTTGCACGGGACACGTGCTGACGCAACTTTTTAGACTCACTAATTGATGTCCAGGCTTGTTCAGCGGCAAACGCAGCACGCTGGTCATCATCTTCAGACGATGCGGGGATAGCTTGCGCCGTTGGAAAAGACGACAACATTTTTGACATTTCCCAACGAACATAAGACCTAAT